TCCCATGGGGTTGTATTGTCCTTGATCCCCGGCCTATTGATGGCACGTCCACACACGGCGTTACCCGTAAAGACCTGTTCGAGAACATCGACAAACGAACAATCTTTTTTGTCGCGTCCATGACTGACCCGTCTGTTACCCGTTATCTTATTGAACGCGGTGCAACTATTGTGGGGTTTCATGCTTACTCTAATGCTATCAAACGTGTTGCCGAAGACGAAGACTTCCCGCTCGACCCGGATACCGTCTACATAACAGGCGGGACGTGTGCTGCAACACGGGCTGTCGGGCTGCTCCACACCCTTGGGTTTCGTGACGCTATCATGCTTGGTCTGGACGGATCGTTCCCTGAACCTCCTGATGAGGAGAAGAATGATAAAATTAGCAGCCATGACGGTAAGATACGTGAGAAGTATCTGTCTGTTAAACTTAATGATAAAGATTTTTGGACGACCGGGGAACTTCTTGCCATGGCACAAGATTGTGAACGACTGTTCGACAAGACAGACCTCGATATGGAACTAGACTTTGTCGGGGAAGGGACGCTCTGCTCCGAGACGTGGAAGAACCGTAAGCTACGTCCGCTCAAAGACATAAAGGACGTTGCCCGTGGGTATTGAGACAACAACATACAAGATGCTCCAGCAACTCGACACCACAGATAAGACGTGCCTATGCCTTGGGTACTCTGATCTTCTTGTTGATCCGAAGCTAATCAACGGCGAGTACAAGGAACTTCCAGATGCCGACAAGATCAGGGCGTGGCACGGTTGGCCGCACCCGGTGTACAACACAACAGAAGTACTGATCGGTGAACTAGGATTCAGAAAGGTAGACTATGTTGACATTGTACAGGCCCGAGGACCGGAACGAATTGTTGATCTCAATTATCCAGAAAAGTGGGATGAACAATACGATATTGTCATTGACGGCGGGACTGCCGAGCATTGTTTCAATATCGGACAAGTATTTGCTAACATCCTTTCCGCTACTCGACCTGATGGTGGGGTGGTAATCCATGTCAACCCCCTGAACATGATGAACCATGGCTTCTGGAACATCAGCCCGACTGCTTATGCAGACTTCTATAAAGATAATGGCTTCGACATGATCAGCGGGTGCGGTGTTGCCGGGCCTATGTCTGACAGGTCGGTAGTGCCTTACAAGAAAGAACACCTCCACGGAAGATTTAAGTTCGAGCAACCTGTTGAGGTGACAAATATCATGGCGTTTGAACGCATGACTAAACACACCGGACCTGTTATCTGGCCTATGCAGAGTAAATATCGATGAGCGATGATGATAAAGTTGTGTACCTTCGCGGTAAGCACAGCACAAGTCTCCCGGAAGAAGATGAAAATGCTGACAAAGAAGAGGCATTGCGTACTATGCGCGACTGTCTTACCCTTGTGGAGGCCAAGGTAGCCTCTGAAGAAGTTGACGGTATCATTGTTATTACATTTAATAAAGACAACACGTCAGAAGACTACCTTGTAGGCCACCTTAACATGGCAGAAGTAAGCCACGTTTTACATTGTCTGCTTATCAACAACGTATTGCTAACGCAGATTGATTTCCAAAAACTGGAGACTTAAATGCTTGGCGGTATCCCTCTTGAACTAATCACAATGCTTGGCTCCGGCCTTATGGGCGGCGTCATGACCCTCTGGTCACAGAACATGAAGGCCAAGCAGGAAGCATTCCAGAGGGCCATAGACGGCCTCTCAGCGCAGTCTAAGGCTACTGATATGGCCCGACGGTACGAGAACAAGGGCTTTCAGGTGACGCGCCGTATCATAGCCTTGTCAGCAATCGGTGCCGTCATCGTATGGCCCAAGATTGTTCCTATCTTCTGGCCTGATGTACCTGTTATTGTTGGGTGGACTGAGTGGAATCCGGGGTTCTTGTTCATCACAGAAGGGAAAGAGGCGACTGTGTGGCAGACAATGAAGGGTCTGGTCCTGACCCCTCTGGATACTCATCTTGTCTCTGCTATTGTCGGATTGTACTTCGGTGCTTCGATAGTTAAGAACGCCAAGTAACTACTCAATCACTGGTTGAGGCAAGTCTTCCGGATCAGCCATGTTTAGATTTTTGTTATCGTATTCACGCTCAATCGTGCGGAACATATTACGTAGTGTATAGATATCTAATTCAGGGTTTGTCTTCCGCACCTCTCTCCAGAACTCATTGTTTCCTGACATTTTTTTGATAGCAGAACGATCTCTTAACAGCCGACCGCGTTCTTTCCTAGACCGAGGCATTGCACTCTTCAAGTCAGGATCGTTCATAACACGTCGTGCACCTCTGCTACCACCTGCCAAAATTTCAAGATTGTCCAAAAGATCAGCAATGTTTGCCTGTATGCCTACCTGTCTTCCAAGTTCTTCTTCATATTCTTGTGCAATTTCAGTAAAATCTAATCGTGAGGTAAAGCTAGGATCGCGCAATGTTTGCCCAATCTTACGACGGAACCCAGACCATCCTGTGTTCAAAGCGCGAGACTGCTCCCCAAGTGCAAATCCTGTCGTTGCATTAACCTCAAATCTGCGTTCCGGGGCAAACGTGAACAGTCCAGTACGGTAAAAGTATTCACCAACATCTGCAACTGACTCAACTTTTTTTCCATCGGCACCGTAATATCTGGGAGCAATAACTCGCTCAAGATTAGGGTCGAGAACATCTGCTTCAACGGTGAGTTCTCTGATAATTTTTGCAAACCCCGGCTCAAGCGTACGATAGGCTTTTCCTATATAATATTCTGCGGCTCGTTCATCACCTTCTTGTGTAGCAACTATAGATTTGTAAATGGATTCTCCAACACTGAAAGCAAGAGATTGATCTAAGAAGGGACTAAAAGTTTCTCCGATGGCTCCCGGCAAAGAATCTGCCAAAACATCTTCAATCGGTTTACCAGTTGCTGCGGCAGAAGTTACTCGATCTACGACCTGCATCAACGGGTTAAATGGATTAACGTAACCGAGGTCTTTGTACGCAATAGTTCTTTCCCCGTTTTTGTTTTCTTCAACACCGGTTATTACAATCGGATTATATTTATCAAAGGACAGATAATCTTTCAGGGCCGAAGCTATTTCATCGTATCCGTTAAGCTCGTTCCATGCGTATGCTCCTCCGACCACTCCTGCATTAAGAGCAGAGATCGCACCGAGACGTTCTGCTCCTGACTTGACCAGAGCAGAGTTTCCGGTGTTAAAACCATCCACCATTTCTTGATGGCCCATCTGTAAAATTTTATAACTGTTACGAAATACTTCGGCAGAAAAAGCCATAAAGTTACCGACAACAGGAACACCTCGCAGGTATTCAGTAATTGCCGGGACACGGCTGTATGTCGGCATTACGTTTAGTGCTTTACGAGCAGCAAGTTCATTAAGAACTTTTTCATCTGTCATACCAACAGTTCGTGTACTCAGTAAGTCTCCGCTTCCCTCAAGAGGAGTTCGTGTCTGTTTATTAAATATTTCTCTGACTTCGTCACGCAGAACATTTCGATACGACTCGTCTGCATTTCCCCAGATATTATCCATCTTGCGACGTTCACCAAGGAACGCCATAAACTTACCAAGATCATCTGTAATTCGATATGCTTCACGAGCAGCGTTACCAACTTTACCTGCCTTCAAAACACTCTCAGCTACTTTTCTAATCTTGTTAGCGTCTACCGTGCCGCGTTCAAAATCAGGACCAAGCCTGTTAAGAATCTGACGCAAGTTTACCCCGGTATCCTGAATACCAAGGTCCATCATTAGCTGGATAAATTCTTCTCGTTCTTGCTTGGTACCATTAAGTTTTTTATTTAGTAGGTCTACAGCGCCTCGATAGTTGCCGCTGCCAAATACAGACATCCCCATCCCGCCGAAGTTACGTACCTGTCCCACAGGATTATATGCTGTCTTGCCCAGCTTTATAGCACCTTGAAGAAAAGACATTCCTTCAAGAATATTATTTACACCGCTAAGAGCACCTTCTCCTGAAAATCGTAGGGCCGGATTAGTTAAAACTTTGTTTAGTCTATTCCCAAGTTCTTTGGGGACGTAATAATTTATTTCTCCTGATCTTAGACCGTGCTTTACAGGAAATGCTTTGTCCCCGTAAATACTGACAAACTCAGTTGCAGGTTTTATTTCTCCTGTCTGAGCAGCAAATTTTTTCTGTGCTTCGTACGCATCTTTGGCATGAACAGCTTTTCCTTCTGCTTCTAGTATTCTGCCTATTTCATTAGCACGATGTATCTGAGTAAGAGGCTCCATTATTCCTTCAACAGAACGGAAGATACGAGTACCAAGGTCTGCTTGTTCTGCGCCTAGAAATTCTTTGATAGCAGGATCAATAGCTTTTCTACGTTTACCAACCGAACCGCTGTAATCAAATTTCCCAAGTTTTCCTTCGTACAATTTCTTGGCTTGTCCGGTAAGATGTGTACGAGTCTCGTCTGTCATTCTTGAGGGGGCAAGAAAACTTTCATCAAGCCCAAAAGATTTGTAGTAATTTACAGGTTGAGCAGAACCAGCATCTAGTCTAAGCGTGTTGTACAGGTTGTCTACCGCGTCTGGATTTTGCTCCATAAATTTTTTAAAAGTAATAGGCCGTCGCTGCCCAAGCTCGTACGCTTCGTAAGTACGACGTAAATAAGTTGGATTAAATGTAGAAGACTCTGGATCAAACAGTTTAGAAACAGAAGGATTAAGACCTTCAACTTCGTTGGCAAACATCGACGCTTCCCGAATAGATTTACGCCCTTTAATAAGAGAATCTGCAAGGTCGTCACCGTACAAATTACGTACTTCATCTATGTCTTTTGTGAAACCTTCAGCAGCACGGGTAAGTAGACTTTTTGCAGTTTCATCAGTACCGCTCATAATGTCTCTATAATTTTTATTTTTATTAAGTTTTTTTCGTACGTCCTCTGCCCTTGATACAATGCTGTTTTGTCGTGCGGCTATAAGCTCGTCACTTCTGACCACGTTGTCGCTCATCCCGCCGCTGGGAAGAATAAATGTACGAAATTTTTCATCGATAAAATCAACAACGGTGCCCGGATATTGATCTACCAACTCAGATTTATCTCGGGCAAGACGGAAAGCATCAGCAGTGCCCATGCCCCCAGCTTTTGCAAGTGTTCCTGCAACTCCGCCAAGAAGAACAGAACCCGGTCCTTCAAGAACACCGGTCAGGGCCATCATTGCAGGATCGTAGCCCTCCCGCACACCAATGTCTTGCTCTGTTTCCTGTATCAGGGCCTCACGCGCCGCACCGCCGGTACCGCTGATTGCTGCATCAACTCCTGCTGCTTTAAGTACAGGCGCAGATACAGAAGCCTTCAGCCGGTTTTTCAGAAGATTAGTGACGCCTTTTTGTGCTGCTACCTTTGCTGCCATTGTACCGGCAGTTGCTGCCCCGCCTGTAAACACACCGCCAATAATACCCTGTACACCTCGCCAAAGCGAGACTTGCCCTCGTCAGATAGACGATCCACGTCTGATCCGAGTGCAACTGTCCCGACAATATTGTCTTCAAAGCTGCGCCGTCGCGACAAAAAATCGTCCACCATCTCCTGATTGGTCTCAGGGATGTCGTAGTTAAGTTCTTTATAAGTGTCGTATAGGTTAGTAAGGAACTGCCTATCGTTAATAAGCTGATCGTAGGTAGCCATTCATCGCTGCCCCCCTAGATCACTAGTTCTTCCTTGAGCCAAACTACCGTCATTGCTGCCGCCGCCCTGAATTTTACCGGACCCAAGCCTCGCTGAAAGCATATTCAGGTACTTTTCTCTATCAGCATTGTCAAGGTCTTCATTTTTTAGGATTTGTGTCAAAGCCTTTATTTCGTCAATGCGGGTGCTGTCGCGACGTTTTTCTTCTGCTACTGCTCTATAATAGTCAGATTTTGCCCCTGATTCAGCAGCCTCACGCGTCTCCTTAGTAATTGCCATGTCAAGAAGTTTTTGTTCACGCGCAGTCTTGTTAGCATCACGCATTCCGGAAGCAGCAGCCTTTGTAGTTGGGGACAGTACCTTGGAAAGCTGTCCCAGAGTTGTCTGCGGAGTACCGGCTGGATCAGTTGCACTCATCCCGGCAAGAGCCGCTGCGGCAATGTCAAGATATCCTGCGTCACTAATAGTTCCAGTTTCAGGTTTAGATTCAGGTTCAGGTTCAGGTTCACTAAGAGTACGGGTGTTTAGTTTTTCAATATCTTTTTTTACCTGAGCAGTAGGAGTTGGTTTTGGTTTTGATTCGACTTCCGAAACTAAAAGACCAGTAGGCTGGAGTGCTTCTGCAATTACCTCATCAACTGGAACTCTATCATAACCAGAATCACCTCCGACTGGAGTTGTCGGAGGAGTGTAAGCATTTATAATGTCTTGGACGCCATCCGAGCCTGAATAATATTTTTCAAAGTCACCAAAATAACCTCCATAACCACCAGTCTTTCCAATAGAACCCGTCTGCAAACGGACAATCTGACCACCATTGGCACGGCGGACAATGCCCGACAATCCGGCCCGACGACCCGAGGCCGGAGGCACCGCACCACCACTGCTGAACAATCCGAATGCCTTACCAGTCGCCGCCCCGCTAATGCCAAGACCTGCCAACTGTTGCAGAGTTCCCGGACCAGCAATGCCCGGTGCCTGTGTTGTCCGCTGGAAACCTGAAGGCGACGGAGCATTAGTAATAAACCGGAGATACGTTGCCAGTGTCTCCTCGGGGAACATCTGTTCTCTCTGGAACTGGTTCTGGGCCAGATCAATAGCTGCCTGTTCACGAGCACGATACGCCTCACCAACACCGCCAAGCTGACCAAGCTGCTGCATCTGTTGATTGTACGCCCCCATACCAATCGATGGCATCTGGGTAGCAAGGTTTGCCAGACGGCCACGAGCAGCAGCCGCTTCTGCCATTGACTGTTGGAATGCCTGTTGAGGACCCATGGTCTGGAGATCAGCCAACTGCTGATTCAGATTACGTTGACCTTCACCTTCCTCGATGAATCGACGTGCCCCGCGAAGACCACCCGCCTCTACCGCACCGGCCCGAAGCTGTGCCTGTGGGCCACGCTGATACTGCCGGACGGCCTCACGCTTACCAATGTCAGTCACAGCCTGTTGGTACGGATTCATTCCCTGCTGAACTTCACCGGCAGTTATCGGGGCGGCTGCACCAAGGGCAGCGTTCCGGGCAATGTCGAAGGCAGGTGCAGCACCGGGACCACGGGCAAGTGACTCGATACCACCAAAGGCTTCCTGTTCCTGTGCGGCGAATGGGGCTAACTGGGCACCGGGGAATGGGGTAAAGCCCTCCTCAGACCGCTGCTCGTAAAGTTCCTGCGCCTTGCCGAAGACATCGGAAACATATTCGCGCTGCTCCGGGGCGTACTCAGGAACTTGACGGGTTGTCGTCTGCGTCGGGGCTGGTGCCGGTTTTGATGATCCAAAACTCATGTCATAGTTCCTTAGTGATTAGTACTGCTTGTCGCTTAAAACCGGGTAAAAATTTTTCCCATCCGGCTCTTCCAGTAATCATAAGTCGGTTGGCTCCTTGACGCCTTCCCCACTCTTCTACTGACGGCAGCATTTCTTTCAACTCGTTTCTGTCCCCACCGGCTAACCAAATATGAAGAATTGGTCCATTTACCGCAGGAATAAAAAATGTAACTCCGGCAGTTTTCTGACTATCATGAAGCCAAAGCTGTGCCTGTTCTAGTTTTATAAGCTGATAAACACTTTCAGATGTGTGTGTCTCATCTCTTCTGATTGCTTTTATCAACAGCGGCTCTGCGACAAGCCAAAATTCCGCACCTACTGGACTATACAATACCACCCTCACGCATAAGACCTGTCATCAACTGCGGACCTACAGGCGGCGGTTGCTGAGTATTACCATACTTGGTCTGGCGTACTTGTGAAATGAAATTGTCTAACATATCTGATCCTGCACCGGATGATCCATCACCAAGCTGTGATACGACATCAGCCGGGAGGACATACTCGTCACGAGACAGTAGGGCAGGTTGATTACCCTCGATGGAGAATGGGACATCGTCCGACATTCCGGTACCAACACCGGGGACCGTGCCCTCAAATGCCTGATTGGCGTATCCGGTAGGAGGATTGCCACCGTATGCAAGAGATGCGATGCCCCCTTGTGCAAAACCCATCGCATCAGCGGTTGCTGCTGCCGAAGCTGCGGCATCGGCATTGGCGGCTGCGGCGGCACCAGCATCACCAACTTCGCCCTCGTGTGCGTCGGCAAACCCTTGAACAGCGTCAGACATCATACCCTCAACATCATCGGCGGCGTCAAACCCTTTATTGCCCATGTTCATTTCGGACGCAATATTCTCCATGCTCCCCACTGGATTGCCATACGCATCAACACTTTGATTACCGACTCCGGATACTTGCGACTGCCCTATAGCATTTACATTTGCTGGACCCATCAGACCTGCAATTCCACGTCCTATCGCCACGGCAGGGCCAAGACCGGGTATTCCTAGTGCTAGTCCTGCAAGACTGGCCGCTATACCCATTGGAGAAGGGTTAGCTACTCCAAGACCCATATCAATAGAGTTTCCAAATGATCCTAAACCTGATGTACCTGCTGATCCGGATGTACTTTCTGATCCGGGTGTACCAGATGTATTAGATGCGTCAGCCACGCCGCCATACGCATCGCCGGGACCGTAAGGATCGCCGTATGTATCGCCGTATGCGTTAGGAACCAATCCGCCCTCGGCAGCATAGAACGTACCAAAGCCGCCGGGAGATGTTGCCATGCCGTAGTAATCAGCAGCACTGCCGCCTGATGGAGGATAGTTAAGACCCCGTGCAGCAGCCCTGCCGCGACGACGACCCGACCTAAGATCAGGAATACGACCAGCATAGTAGGCGTCCATGTCATCCATACCGTCAATGTCGTACGGAACTTCTTCGGCAGTCAGGCCGGATGCAAGAAGACCGGATGCGCCGGAGCCGAGCATACTTCCATATGTTGGGGAGCCTACAGACGGGACGTCGGTGAACGGTGTCTGTTTCAGTGTCTCGCCAAGACCGCCGAAGAAGCCGGTAGGTTCTGATGCTGCGGCAGTAGTTACAGCACCGACTGTATCAGGAGCAGTTGACATTAGTTGCTGACCAGACGCTGCCATTGTTGCTTGAGTTGGAGGTCCAGCAGTTACCCCACCAGACGGGGCAAATGCACCCATGGCAGAACCGAGACCGTACGACATAAGACCTGACAAACCGCCCTGAATTAGTGAGTCACCTAGATCTTTGTCCTGAATAAATCCAGCCCCTACTCCGCCAAGACCTGCACCAATGGCACCCGTCGCGACACTTGAAAGACCGCCTAGTCCAATAGAAGGGGCTAACATCGGGAAAGCAACACTCGCAGCAATCGGCAGTGCAAACGCTGCAAGGTCTTTCAGCTTGAACGCCTCGGGCAGACCAGTCTCAGGGTTAATCGACAGACTGCCGTCCGGGGACATTGTCTTCAACATCTCGACTTCCATCGGATTCATATGGACAAGTGTTGAGTCACCCATGCGTCCCTGCATTGCAAGTGCAGAGGAAAGTCCGGCCATCGGCGGTTGTGATCTATAATAATCCATAATTCATTATATCCGTTAGTGGAAGTCTACCCAACCAGTGGCAGGGACGTACCCCTGATACTTGGAAGTTGCCCTGTCGTACCGCACATCGCCTTCTTGTGGGCTTTGTACTGCGGACGTGTCGTTTACCGGTGAGACCTGATTTGTCGGTGTTGAATCAATTTCGTCGTCCCTCTGCTGGAGAGACAGATTAAGCTGACTCACATAGTCTGTCAGAATACGGTGCAGTTGAATAATCTGCGGATCAGTAAACTGATTGAACGACACGAATAATTCTGGGTATACTTCAGCCATTATTCTTATTCCAAAGATCAAACAAAGTTTTTACTTTTTCTTTTAGTATTTCTATATCACCGTGCATCTTAGCTAGTACAATAATCAAAGTAATTATTCCTAAAAATATAGGCCATGATTTTATAATAGCTTCTACTACGGTCATTGCTCTTATCGACCACCATCAGGCTGTATCTGGAGACGCATCGAACCGTACTTCCAATCTGTCCCACCTACTGAGCAGTCAATTCTGATACGGGCCTGTCGTCCACGAGCACGGAAGTCAATCTTCTCTGTCCCCGGCTGAATAGTATACGGACCCTTGACTGTTTCCGCAGTAGCCTGTGGGTACTTCTTTGTCTTAATGGTGAATGATACATCACCGCCAGAAGAAATTGAAACATCAGGGACTAGCCTTCTGATCAACATCATTTTATTACCCGACTCAATTTCAAACGATGCAGACTCAAGGTACGAGACGAGCGGCTGACCGTTAGCCGTGTAAACATCTTGCGGCTCGTTATTGTACAGATAGCTATCAGCACCACCAGTAATGATAGTGTCGTAGATTCCCCTGTCTGCCCACGTTGTAAACGTACCAGTCCCGTAGACCCAATAGTTTTCAAGAGGATTGTAGCTGACGTACGAGTCACATTCCAGCGAACCTGCTGATGGGTAGAGCCATGTAATCTCGTTAAACTCCGCGTTAATCCCTGCAAAAATCTTGTCTTGCTGTGTAAAGTTTATGTTGTCATAAACATAACGACGGACAGTACAGTCAAGAGTCTGGACAGCCCCACCCTGCCAGACAAAGAAGTTATCCTCACCCATCCAGAAGGGAATACCATTAAATTCTGTTGCGGCGTGTTGGGCAATAAGTCCGGTGTTGTCACCGACGTGTCGGAAACGGAAGACAAAAGGACCACCAACATACTGCATCGTATGGGTTGCCGTGTCTGTCCAGATCATAACAGCCTGACGACTATGCATCCCACCAACAATCTGTGATCCTGTCCCGAGCGGATTAGACCCTGCTGTGTTGGTCGCAGAGGCCGTCCAATCGTTATAGTCCTCCTGACTAGACCACCGTACCAGAAGAGGATCGTAATCTCCTGCCTGATCAGTACATCCCAGACTGATTGCAAACTGGCTGTCCGGGGTAATAAGAATAGAATTGTTAATTGACGGCGAGGCGGTGACTAGTACTGCACGGGTCTCTGCACTGTTAGCCCCGGTTGCATCCCACTGATAGATACGGCCACCACGAGGATTTGCCAGAAGGTCTTCACCCCAGTTGGTAAGACTCCACTGCCTGATGTTTACCGTGATGTTAGATGTTGTCCGGGCCGTCCCGTACGTAGACAACCCGTAAGTACCTGCCGACCAACCAAAGCCGGGCTGAGATACAGATGGTCCTGCCGGGAGCAGCCGGTGAATAGTAATATCCCCACCTGCCGATGCTGATGTTGCTGCTGCGGTTGTTGAAACATCCACGGCAAATGATCCGGCACCGATTACTGATACTTCGTACGCATCGCTGATTGTTGTCAGGAATATGTTGCCACCTGCCGAAACAGCCTGTGATGTAAAGGCAACATAGTTACCGTCTTCAACACCGATGCCGGTGGCCGACACAACAATACGGGTTGACCCGGTCACAGTGTTAAGAGCATTGGTAACAGATACGACAGATACAATAGGCGTGATGTCGTAATTTAGGCCGCCTTCGTACAGGTACAGTTTTTTCTCAGTACCAAAGCTAATCAGACGTGATGAATTAAAATCAGCCCATGTAATTGTGTCTCGCGGTGTCCCGTCAAAAATAGCACCACGACGCTCGTATCCTCGTATATTCTGAGGGGTACCGTCACGGAAGCGGACATGGTCACCGTCGTACCAGTGACCTTGTTCGGCATACCGGGTGTTCTCCCGATTAAATCCGGGGGCAGCAAATGTAAGTTCTGAGAGAACCCCTGCCATGTTTAACTCAAATTCTGTTGTACGAATGTACTAATCGCCGTCGATGTCTGGACATTATAAATCAGAGCATCAACTGCGTTCGCGGCAGTAGAAAGTGTAGGTGCGTTTCCTCCGGCAAAGTCCCAGTTCCCTTGAAATGACATTGTCCTGCTACCGGTCCCGTCCTGTCGGATATAAATAATACCTGACTGACCCGGTTGCGGGGTGGTCGGATTTGCAATAGATACGTTACCATTCAGAATAGTTGTAAAGTTATTCCCTGTCGAAAAATCAAGAGACACAGCCGATGATGCGACTGCCACCGAAACTGGTTTTGAATACGCCTGAGTAGCAGATGCAATAACTTCTGTAGTATTAAAAGACGTTGTTGATGTGAACGTGTACGCCCCGGTAATTGTCTCGTCGGAAGACACGTTTGCATATCGGGTATCAGCCGAAGATACAGGGATAAGCTCGTTAATAGATGTTCCAAAGTTTAGCTCTGCTGCTGTGCCAAGCCCAAGACCTGTCGAGTCTGTTGCCGGAGTAACCGTAGTACCATCTGTGAAAACAATAACAGACGCTCCTTGCGGAATAGCAGAACCAGTCCCTCCGTTAATCAGAACAGTTGTACTGTATGCCCCGGACGTATCATTTTTAACAATATAACTTTTGCTAATATTTGTTGGGAGGTATACACCCCTATCTCCTGTCAGTGTCCCGGTAAGTTCGAGCATTGCAGAACGAGCCTCATCAGCCGCCCCATCGTTAATTGTCAGGCTGACATCTCCGGCTGCTAGACTAATTGTGGTGTATCCGGCAATAGCATAATCAGTAAGGTCAATAACCTCATCATTCAGGACTACGCCCCACGTTGAGTCATTATCGCCGGTTCCTTGCTTGGTTAGCCTGATTCTGGTGGTGTACGTGGCTGTCATTAAATTGTCTCCGGCCAGTCATAGATTGGTGCGTTACCGGTCGGATTGCCATCAGCGTCCGTCGGGGTGACGAACAATGCTTTGAAGGCATCGAGATCGGCACACTGATTAATCTGATCTTCGATGGTTCCAGCAGACAGACGAACCTCATCGCGGTACTGCTGAATGTCAGCCGGAACTTCAATGCCGGTATCCTGCTTACGAATATACGCCCAGTCAGTCTGAGACAAAAGGCTACCCTGCGATTGCTTAGTCTGGGCAATCCAGTTTGACTTCAGCCCCGGCGTTACCATCTGCACACCATCTGCATCTAGCAACGGATCACCGTTGTCATCTACTTCATTAGTGTCTTCCAGAACCTTCGGCGTAGTCGTGTACGTGCCGTCAGCGTTTTGTGAGAACCAGTAGAAGCGTTCATCTGGCTGTGGCTGGGCGTCTACCCAGACAAGACCGTGGGCAACCTTCTCGTCCTCAGACCAGATAGCCCAGTTGGCCGGATGCTGGACACCGTTGTCGTCTGTCCATGCCCGACCCTCTCGAATACGTTTTCCGTTATATGTCCACATTGTCTTCTCCTATCGAGCCGGGACGGGGGCGACACCATCGCCGCCAAAGGGGTGTTCGGCAAATGCCATGAAGATGTAAGTGCTGCCGCTTTGGTTTGTCGTGCCATTTGCATTTCGCTGCTTAATACCATTTGATAAAATATCAATATTACGTCCGGTTACTTCAGCCGACGCAGTATTTGGAAATAGCCCAAGACCAGTAGCATTATAACCGGGGCGTGTATTATCAAAAAGTTCCCATGAATCTGCCCCACTTGATTTTTTGAAGATAACAAAGGCAGGTCTGAAACCGCACCAGACAAAGGGGCCATCGGTAGAACCGTTTCCGGTGTAGCTGCCGAATTTGCTGAAACCTTCTACTTCTGCGAAGGCGTACATAATCATATCGTTGCTGCTGACGTTGGTGCCGAAGCCACCACCGCCGAGCGTGACGACGCTGCTCGTGGGTTCTGTATTATTCCAAGCACCAGAGGATGACTGGAACGTCGCAGTGCTGTTTAGCAACCCATACTTGGTCGCGCCTTGGTCTTCTTGATAAACAATCCACTGCTCAGTATTGTCTCTGTTTTTACAAATGAGCATTGACGGTTTGACGCCTAGCCCATGCCCAACTGTCGCCCCAGCGGTTCCGTTGCCTGTGTAACCGACAATACTAAATCCAGCCGTAGTATTGGCTGACACCGTGGACGTGATGCTGCCGTTTCCGTTCGATGCTGTGCCGTTAGCGGCTAACCATTGCCAACCAGCATATGTAACGCCGCTGTCGTTTGCATTTGAGCCGTCGCTATTAGTCCAGCTAAAGCCGTCAGCGTCAAAACTGATTCCAGCCGTAGTGTCTTCTGCATTAGTTAGGTCTGAAAACAACACAGCAGAGCCACGAATTGCGTCTGCTAGACGATGACTTTGTGCCGCGCTTCGAGACTTTGCCCAAACAAAATCAGGCTGAAACGTCGAGTTGCCTATTTGATTTATTTCATTTGTAGTGCCGTTGCCCGTGTACAGTGTCGTCTGAAAATACGCCGAGCCGTCTGTGATCGTGGGGGCCGACAGCCTTGACGTAGACCACCCGCCTGAACCGGCTGGAAGCGCAGAAAAAGAGGACTGCCCAAAATTAAAAGTAGCAATTTCGGAGCCGCCTGTGTTGTTAACGTGGTTGCCCCCCGCAGCGTACTCGCCGGTTAAACCTGTTTCCAACGGAGTGCCAGAGTTTTGAATTGTGCCGTTTTTGTACCCGTAAAGGCTTCCGCTATTTAGGCGCAGACCGATAACGTCACCAGTTGTGTAACTGTCTCCGTAAGATACATAGGCACTCCCATTCCATTTCTGGCCGTTGCTTCGGTAGCTACGTGCAACCGCTCCAACGCTGGAAAGATAACCGCTAGTAACGCGAACTGTTGGTGGGACTATCCCAATCTCCATTCCAGCACCTGTATTGGTGCCTACCGTTACTTCAAAATAATGATCTCCCGACGCATCAACGGCCATTGTGCTGCGAACGCCGGGGAAGTTGCTTGATGTATTAAAAGAAACTTGCAGATTTCCATCTGATATTGTTGAAGCAGTCGGCGTAAACGACAATGAATCAAGTGGGCTAATTGTGCAGTAGTTGTCAGTCGGCGTGTCAGTGACCTGATCTGCTGCGGCGAGACCTGACGAGGTGAAGTCGTTGCCATTGCCGGAGTAATCTGCGCCCAGATCAGCACTGTCCTCGCCTGTGATGTAGAAGCCGTTGGTGCCGTAGGTTCCTGTGTAGGCTTTAGGAACCCATACACCGCTGTCGTTGTATTCGCCAAACGAGGTGGGATCAGCAACAGTATTGTCCAACTTTACGATTTCGGAAAGGTAACCGTCATAGTAGTTACCTCCACCGCCTTGACTGCCAAGGCTGAAAAACTCGCCGCTTTTGTTGTAGTATGTTTCGCCAGACGATCCCGTCCCGCTAATTAAGCTGACATTGTTCTGCCAGAGGTTGTAGGCCCCAGTTGATCCATTCCAGTTAGCGACGAAATGATACCAAGCTGACGGATCACGGAAGACCGCAGTGGTTGTATTGTCAATGCTGCGACTAAAAATACGGAAACGGATTTTCTCGCTTGTTTCAAACCGAATGTAATCAGGATAGGCGTTGCCGCCGTTTATAAACCACATCTCAGAAGCATCAATTTTACCCCGCTTCATCCACCATGAAAGCGTCCAACTAGTCCCATCCGGGGTGCCCTGAGTTAGTTGCAGCCTAGAACTCGCCGTTTTATCAAACCGGATCGACTGGTCGATGCTATAACCAGCGGCTGTACCAGATGCACCTGCAAGAATATCGTTTTGAAATACCATGCGTCGTTACGCCTCAGTTTGTCCAAGTGTTTCCAGAACCGGCAGTTACCGGATTCCATGAGTCTAGTGCCCCTGTTGATACCGTCGTCCAAACATCGTCAGGTCCGACAGGGACAACAATCCAAACAGGGTACTGTCCGAGTACTATATCAACAGACTGCCCAGTTGGAAACACGTTCGCTGTCCCGGTAATTGTCAGAGTACCATACTCGGTAGACAGGCTTTCTCCAACTACGGCTGCATTAGCATCTGCCTTGGTCGTCGGAGTACCGGCAAGAATATCTGCTGACTCGCCAGTCAGTGTCAGGATTGCATCGCCGGTAATGGTAATCGTACCGGCATCGGCATCAACAGATTGTCCGGTCAGGGTAATCGCCGCCTCACCGCTGACTGTTACCGTGCCCTCGTCAATGTCAAGCGAAGCACCTGTCAGGACGACGGATGCTGCGGCGTCAACTGTTGGCGTACCAGCAAGAATGTCTAGCGACTCACCTGTCAGCAGGATAGTCGCCGAGATGGCAAAGGTGACAACACCTTCTTCGATGTCGAGGCCAAGGCCGGTTAATTCTTCGAGCACTGCATTTGCAGAAACCGTCAGAACACCTTCGTCTATGTCGAGAGATTGCCCGACAAGGGCGGCTGCTGCGGCATTTTCCTGCGTAGAAAACGGCAGTTCTGAAAACGACGAGAAGCCGAACATTGTTATTCCTCAGTCTTCAACGACTCTGTCAGCATGTTGACAAAAGCCTGTTTGCCAACTTCTAGCTGGTCTACATTAAATCGGGCCGATGATAGTTTACGGTCCAGATCAGCAATGTGATTGATCATCGTCTGCTGTTCCGGGGACATGTCTTCGTACTGGTACTCAACGTCATCAATAATAATGGGGGTTTTTTCATTTTTTCCCATCTGTATCTCCATTAGTTAGACCAAGGGGTGCCGCTCCCCTCAGTCGGGTTTTCGATCAGCTGTAGCTGTGCGGCCACGTTCGCCTCAATAGAGGCAACTTCTTCTGCGCCGAGAGCATCCTTCGTCCACTGGACGGCCTCTGCTTCGGTGATATTAGTGTACGGGGTAAAGCTCGACAGATCGTCTGTCGGTATTGCCACGGACCCGTAGACCCGTGCCTGATTACCGGACGCATCTTCGTCGATGCACTGCCAGTGCGAGTTATTGACCACGTCGGTATGTCCGTCTTCGGATAGTGCGTAGTCAAGCTGTACTATAGACCATGTAATTGCCATAAATTTTCTCCTAACTTAGATTGAGTGATACCACTGCATGTATTTGTGTAGACGATTTTACGATGTAGTCAATGCGATCTACAGCGTTAGCGCCGGTTGAAAGTGTCGGGGCAGTACCTCCGGCAAATTTCCAATTAGCACCAAATGAAAGTGTACGACCACCTGTTGCATCTTGCACGACAAAAATTGAACCTGTCTGACCTCCATCAGCATTTGTTGGATTCGCCAGTGTGCGATTGCCGCCCAAAGTTACTATAAAGTTTTGTTTGGCATCAAAGTTAGGTGTGATCGTCGCACCGTCTGTTAGTACGCCGATGTCTGCTTTAGCCGATTTAGTTATGTGAAGCTGCTTGGCAGGAGCGGTAGTTCCAATACCGACGTTACCCGTGCTGGTGATACGCATCTTGGTAGAATTATCGACACTAAAGGTGATATAACTATTTGCCTGTGCGTTGTTCGTATCCGCTTGTATAAACAGGTTGCCTTGAAGATTTGTGAGAGCCATATTTCCGGCGGACGTTCCAAATCCAACACGACCCTGTGTCGACCCACCTGCTTGAAATATCATTCGACTAGTTACTGCCGCGCCTAGAACTCCATCACTATCGTTTAGATGAATTTCTGGCGACGTGGATTCAATATCCAGTTCAGCAGTCGGAGACGAAGTACCAATACCGACCAGACCCGCGCTGGTGATACGCATACGTTCTGTAACAGTAGCACCAGCGCCAGTGGCTTTTACTGCTTCAGTGCGGAAACTCATATACCCTGCCGGGTTTAATGTTAGTTGAGTAGCACCTGTTTGAGAGTTGTTGTTCTGTGAAACCCAAAGAGAACCCGCCCCACGATACCCATTTGCGGTTAGGGTAACTTCATATGAACCTTGGGTAGTGAGCGACCCGAGGGTATCCACCCCAAAAAAACTAGCTCCTGCACTCCAAAAGTCTGCTGGTTTATCTGAGAAGATTGCATTGGTTTTTATATTACCATTGACATCTAATTTTTCAGCAGGTGCCGTCGTTCCAATACCGACATTGCCGCTGCTGTCAATACGCACACGTTCTGAGCCATTCGCAGATAGAGCCATGTAATTAGAAGTATGGTTATATACGATTTGTCCTGAAGCCGCAGCCGTGTCACTAAAAAGAATACGCTGATCAGCAGTTGTCGATCCAAGGAACTGCATACCCATGTTGGCATCGGTGGACTCAATAACAAACTCGCCGTGAGTTACGCTGGGTGTTCCTCCAGTAGCTGCCGAGTTTCGAACTCGGGCGACAGTACTTGCCGCCTTGTACAGATCAAGTAAATAACTCGGTGCCGCATTACCAATACCGACATTACCCGCGCTGGTGATACGCATACGTTCAGAAGCTAATTTTGTATCTGTACTTGCATCTCCAGAGCGTATTTGAAAAGCGTTTGCATCAACAAAAAACTGAAAATCTGTTGAAGAGCCGGAAAGGTCTTCAAGGACAATGTTTGGCCGAAACTGCGAAACTAAAACATTAAAATCATCCGAAGCGCCTCCAGCCGGTTGAACGTGCAATGGTGCACGAGGAGACGAAGTACCAATACCGACATTGCCGCTGCTGTTGATGCGCATACGTTCTACTGGAGCAGCGTCAGAACCAGAGTCAGTTGAAAAAGTTAATTCAGCTACAGAAGCTCCTGAACGCCAAGCACCTACATCAAAAACACTTGAACCTTTGTTCTGTAAGTACAAACCCGTATTTGTATAGGCAGTTACTGCACCTAGAGCAACTATTGCCCCATTAACTTCTAATTTATTAGCAGAACTACTCGTCCCAATACCGACGTTGCCGCTGCTGTCGATACGCACACGTTCTGAGGCATTGACACTAAACCGCATTGCTTCACTTGTACGATCCAGCATGATGTAGTTAGCATCTGCATCGCCAAAATTGTCGTGGTCAAACACGATTGCCGGGTTAGCACTAACAGAACCTGTATCTGTTCGAATGGTTCCAGCAACGTGCAGCTTTGTGCTAAGTGCCGAGTCAATGGTGCTAACCCCAATACCGACCCTGCCGCTGCTGTCGATGGTAATGGCAGTACTGGTAGCATCATCGTTGATACCAGTTGATTCAAAGTTGGTAATCTTATCACCACCCGTCATGGCGATATCAGTGCCGCCAGTGGTGTTACCCAGTGCCAGAACTTCTGAGAGGGTGTCAGCAGTGCCTACCTGTGCATCGACGTAGGCTTTGATGGACTGCTGCGTAGATAGTGCTGTGGCACTATTGGAGGCCATGTTGTCTTCGTCAAGGATACTGCTAACAGACACCCCACTATTTAATAGAACACCGCCTCCAATACCAAAGCCCGATACGTTAATAGCAGTCGTTGCGTTGGTTGCTGATGTAGCAAATGTAGCAGAGGTGGCAAACGTGGCCGACGTTGCACGGGTAACCGACACCTCCCCGGCAGCATCAGCATAGACAGCCTTGTCGGACGGGTACGTGACGAAGACATCCTTTGTCCCGGCTGAGAAGTTTACAGCAGCGTCAGAGTTAGATGATTCAAGGATGGTGTCGCGGGACAGCAGAGTACCTGCGGCGGTGTACGTCCCAAGACCAACTTCCCACTCGTCGGCAGTCTGGCTGACAATAGCATAGTATGTCGTATTGCCGTTACCAACTGCGGAGAACGTCTCAAAACCAGACACGGCACCACCAAGGGTAACAGTCCCGGTGCCGGTGGTCGTGGTTTGTTCCTTGACCCTGTCTTTAAGAACCAGTGCCATGGGTCAGACCTACGAAGACTTGATTCGGATGATCGCCGTTGCGGCAGCAGCAGACGGGAACTGAATTGTGAAGTCACCTGCGGTAGAAGTTTTGTCAGCCCCGAAGTCGAACACTGCGATTGCTTTATTTGAGTTTGAAGAATTATAAATTAGGGCACCTCGGGCAGTGATCGTCGCCGTGCTGACGACAGCGTCGGTGATTGACACAACAGCCACGGACGAATCAGTAGTAACATCAATGCCTGTAAGAACAACACCCCCGGCTGAATAGCCTGTCCCGACAACTTCGTTCGAGGTAGTATAGACTGTGGTGCCGTCCGACAGAGAAGCAGAACTAGAATAAAGCGCAAGTTTAATTGAGTTCGTATCAAGATCATGCTCACCAAGCATAATCTCTTTACGGAACGAGATAGAAATTCCTGAAGTAATAGCCATTATGAGCCTCCGGTAAGCGTGTTGGCATTGTTTGCCTGTTGATTGCGCGGCTCCAGATCGTCACGACGGGCACGACGGGCACGGTTACGGAGCAATTCAATTTCCTTAGTGTAAAGTTCAGACCAGACTTTAACAACTTCGTAGTTCTTGTTAAAAAGCTCTGCCTCAACCATACACGCATAGAACAGGGCATTAGGTGTTTCGTCGGTATAATAGTTTGTCGAGTTAACAGAAGTCAGGACTGTCGGGGCCACAACAAACGCCAGTTCAATCGGGAATGCTGAGACCGGTGTCGGGGCGATAATCATGGTATTGTCGTCCCAGAGACCGTAATACTTTGGCGTACCGACAGATGTACGTACCGGCCAGTAGTCGGCAATAAAGTCTACGTTTCTGTTAAGCAGATTGATACGTGTCCCGTCAGCCGTTATGTTGGCAGACTCGACAATCGTAAATCCGGTCGGCAATCCAAGGAACGGATCAGACGCAACAACCTGTGTGTACTGATGCTGGGTCAGACCTGCATCGTCAATATCAATAGTCAGTCTTGTTTCTGCACGTCCGATAAACTGATCAAGCTGAGACTCAAACTCTGCCCCATCATTCTCCGTAGATTCAATTATGTTGGTTCGTAGCTGTGAGTAGTTAAGTGCCATGACTAATTTTCCTGTCCGTTATGATACGACGGAGACGACATATCCGGTGTCCACGAATCATCTGTTGCTGACGTATCTGCCGTGGTATCAGGACGCGGATGATCAAGAGACGGATCGTCTGTGGTGTCCACGTTCGTCATATTCTGTGGATGATTGACTGCATTGAATGCACCATCATAACATTCTGAGCAGACCCAGACACCTACCTCAACTTCATTGAGAAGCTCGATGTACTTACACCGCCATCCACACCTGTCGCATATAGCGTTTGACCGCCGACCTGTAGCCATCAGAGAGGCCCAAGACGGGGACGGATAAACATCGACGTACGCTGACGATCTTCTTCAAGAGCAAAAGCAAACGATTCCTCGTACTGCTGCTTGAGAAAGCCGATCCTTCCTGCATCAATGCCGGGACGACGGGATGACAATTTGTACGCCAGTCCGTCAACAAGCGGGGGGAGAAAACGGAACGGCATATCAGATGTCTGGATCGCCGAGGCTGTCACATCCTGTACCCGAGTCATTGCCAGTAAGTTCATGGTGTAGGTCTGTTCAGGAGTCGGCCAGACAACCATGCTGACATTGTCTTTCCCCCGGAGAAACGAGAACTGTGTGGGACGACCTGTCTGCGTCTTATCAGGCAGCTTCATATAGTCCTGATAAGTAATGCGATTCATCTCCAGATCATTACCGTTCACAGTAATAGTAGTCTGGAGACTATCAATAATATCTGAATCAAGAGTATATTCGGTGACAGACGTGCTGACAGTCACCGGGGTATCTGCAAGTTTCCAGAGGAGAACACCACGGTTCTGCCACTCTGTCATCAGCAGGTTAAGACATATACGTGCCGACCGTGCTTCCTCACCGCTGATAGGCTGACCGCCGACCTGCTCAAAAGCCTGTTCGATCACATCGTCAATCGTAAGATCAAATGTCGTCTGGCCTGAACTTGTCATGAGCTACTGCTTTCTCGTTACGGCGATGGACGAGATCACGGTACGTCCCCCATGGGCACTTATCATAATAGCCCTGCTGTTCAAGATTATAGGATGCGTCCTTCAACTTTGAAAGATACTGGATAAAGATCATGCTGTACTCTTCAGGTACTACAGGCTCCCACTCAACATCTAAATAATCTAATCCGTATTCGGATGGATCGTCTTCTGGGTGGTACGCCATAAGCCACATGTCTTCTGCCACCAGACCTGTGTTCTTTTCTTCCACATAACGGGCCAGTTCTTCAGCAGAAGGTCTTTCAACATCAGGAAGAACAGCGATGAAAACATCACTACTACTAGCGGGAAAAAAATCAAGAGCGTCAGTGACATCATCCAGACTGTGGCAAATACCGACAGCGACAAGTCCAGCATCCCACGTGCCTTGTGCGTAAGGGCACGGAGGCTGTCCGCCCAACTCTTCAGAAGGGACAGACAGAACTTCACGGGTCCATTTTTGAATATCGAGAATGTAATCACTTACGGGTCTTCCTTGCACCAGTCTTGCCTCCACGCATCATTTTCTTCGGAGACTTTACCTTACCGCCGCCACGCATCATAGTCTTTTTCTTTTTCATCCGGGGTTTCATAGCCATTATCTTATCCTTTTTTCCTGTAGGGTTTTACTTTCTTTGCAACTTTCTTTGGCTGGGGGACATACTGCTTTCCTCGCTTTGTCCCTTTCCTTTTCGCCGAAGAGGTTGCGGCGTACTCTTTTGAACTCAGGGCTTTGATAGCCTTCTCCGGAAGATACCGTTCGCCTGTTGCCTTTGATCCCTGCGTTGACGGTTTGCCCGACTTGGTCCGCCACTTCTGCTTGGTCCACTTCTTGAGCGACTTCTGTGATTTCTTCAGGGCCATTAGCCGCGATAGCCCCCGCCCTTGGCTTTGTATTCTTTTGCCAACATCTGCGCTTTCCGTGCCGACCACTGGCCCGGTTTGCCGCCTTTACTACCGGCTTTAATTTTCTTAAATAAGTTTTTACGCATCGATGGTTTGGTATAGTTCCCAGCTTCATTTACCTTTGATTTAGGTTTTCCCCCGGCTTTTAGCAGGGTCGGTTTTTTTCTGGCAGGGCTGCGTGTTACTTGAGCCGGTATGTTTGATCTACGAATTGTCATAATCTATGCTTCCTTTTCTATAGGAACACACTCGGCCTCAAGAATCTTATGACCAGCCTGTGAGAATGCTTCTAGCGTAACTCCTGCATACATCTGACAAGTTTCTTTTGTCTGAAATCCTGTAATTTCTATTTCATGAATAAGCCCACTGAAGAGCGTTGCAAAGATAAAAACATAAGTCATTTATTATTATATTCCATCAGAAGCTCCAGCTTAGTCTCAATCCGAGCGAGTCGGTCAGACATTTCTGATAATCTATTTGCTGATCCAAGAGGCAAAATTTCTGAAGATTCAAGTCTATTTTCAACTGCGGAGACGCGAGATGATATGTTTGATCCAAACCATATACCACCCCCGAGTTGGATGAGAATGATAACAACGGTGGCAATAGGAAGATTGATACTATCCATGAGTTTACCATTTAACCTTATCTGCCCAGTAGGCTGCGGACATCTTGCCTCTTTTAATATTCTTGGCATGACGGGCCTTGAAAGACTTTCGACGATTACGAGACGAGTCAGACTCGCCTGTTTTTTTAGGTGAGCCGCTGACACCTTGCTGTCCGAACCGGATAAGTTTTACTTTGCTACCCTCTTTGGCAAGAACAGCATGAGATTTTTTTGGGTGGCCGCGAGTCCGCTTCGGTTTATTGTATCCGGAGAACTTCTCGCCACGATAATCAATAGCCATAATTAGCCGTACTGGACAGCAACGGTAGAGGCGGTGGTTGGCATGACAACAGTAACTGCACCGTCAAAACGTACCCCAGAATCAGCAATATAAATCTCGGCGTCTGCTACGCTATTAAATTTAATCTTTGTGGCGTTTTCGTCTGAAATAGTAAAAACACCGACACCAGTAGCATGGACTCCCTGAATACGTGTGTCAGACAACGACACATCATTCTGTACTTTTAACATGGGTTTTGTAAGACCGGCAGCATCCCCCGTGGCAGTTGCTGCTGCATAAGCATAATTGATATTTGTTGACATTTAATTCTCCCGACCTGACAGGTCTTATAAAAAGGGGGGCCAGTCTCCCAGCCCCCCGATTATCACACACCAAAATTGGCTTAACAAGGACGTGTACTACGCACCCTGAGAACCAAAGTAACCACGCCAATCAGAGACGCCGAAGCTGTAACGCTCCCGAGCCTTGAATCGCAGGTTACCAGTGTCGAAGTCTTCTTCCATCTTCGTCTGAAGCGGCGTACGGACGAACATCTTCGCACCGTTCGGAACATCAGTCTTGACAAAGTAGCCGTTAACATCCGTGAAACGACGGTTCACGAAGTAACCACCCGGTACAGCACCCATCGAACGGATGGCATTGATGTCATTCTTTGCGAATGCACCAGTCGTTGTACCCGGAGACATGAGAATCTTCTCAGCGGTAAACTGAAGTGCCGGGGGAATGTGAAGCGACTTGGCTCCGGCCCCGATCAGAATACCACGATCATCCTCGATAAGCTGGATGTTCGTAAGAATAGTCTCCATAGCTGCTTCTGAAAGATCAGCAGCGGCGGCAAGGTTAGACTGTGTACCAGCAGCGATGGTCGGATGATCGGCGCTGAAGAACGCCTGACCGTCACCGATGGCAAAGTCACCAGCGGCAAAACCATTGTTGAAGATATCAGCAGCTTTGACCTGCTTGGTATTCGCCATCGCACGGGCCAGACCACGGGAACGAACCTTCGAGAAGGTGTCGTAAAGATTGTCTTCCATTGCTTCTTCCGTGACGGAAAATGCAAGGGCGACAGTCTCGTGGTTGTAACGTGAGGTGTACGATTCCTGCGCGGTGTCGAACTGGACCGCCGAGCCTTCTGTTTTAGTCGGGGCCGAACCGAACCCGGTGAAGAGAACTTCCTCTTCAAAAGAACGATCAGAGTTCTCGACATCATAAAGAGGAAGCTGCTCGTCGTTTACATCACCGTACTCAACACCGAAGACGGCGTTAAGACCGGGGAGCAGTTCCTTTGCAATATTACTGCGGTTAATAGCCATTGTTAATTACTCCCCTATGCGTCGTGCGAAGATACGTCAGCGTCAACATGCTGGACGAGACGAACCTCAACTTTAGGATTTGCATCACTAAAGTTATTGCCCGGCTCACCATAAATGTCAAGGACACGGACCATTGCAGTTGTTTCAACTCGGGAAGTGGCTATGATACCAAAACCGGAAACACCGGTAAAGGAGGAACCCGCCCCAAGAGTTACGTCAAAGTTCAGGTTAACGTCGCCAACGGATACCGAGGCGTCGGCCTGAACAATGTATGTTGCGGCAGGATCGTCAACAACGAATGCCGTAACATTTCCAACCGCCGAAGAAACACCGCTCGGATAATAATTCGAGAAGGTGGGCTGCTTCGAGACTGGATCAATATATTCACAACCCTGAAATACCCCGGTGGAATAGTCCGTGGTTGTGGTGATAACTTCAATAAAGCCACCGTCCAATTTCACAAGATCGCCGTAAAAGATGTTGCTACCAAAGCTGTTTGCAACCCGATAACGACTGGAGCCGGTGCTGTTAGCACCCGAACCACGACGACGCGAAGGGACGAAGCCATTAAGTGCTTTTGACAAGCCAGACATAATGATACTCCTTAATCATTAAAGGAAGGCGTCCTTCCTCTAGTTACACTCGATTTAGAATTGTTATGAATAGGCATTGCCGAGTTTGATTGATTCATCAACTGGGCATTAACATTATCCATCATTGTTCGAGAACGGTTCTGATAGTACTCTTGTCGGCTCTGCATACGTTTTGCAGAAGCCTTCGCAAGTGCTACGTCACCACGAACAACACAACCCTCAAATCGTCCCTCGTCCACGATACGAGAATTTACCATCATTTCGGGAACATCGTTTGGTTCGACAAAAGTCCAGCCATCATTTTGCCGGTCGCCTACGTTCTTGTAATCATCTTGTCCATTGACCGTGATCCTGATCCATCGGAGGACCATACCTTCATCTTTGAACCGATCAACTACAGAATCGGGGATTGACAACCAGTTTGGCTCTGTGAACTCTTCGTCGAAACGCTCTTCCTCTACTCGGCTTTTACGTGCTTCACTCATGTTTTCGTCCTCCGCGTTAACCAACATTGATGGACGTATAATCGCCCGTCTCTGTTGCTTTGTCTGCTTTTGCCTTTTCTTTGGCGTAGCGTTCAAGTGGTATATTCCATTTAGTTGCAAGATCAATATCAGACTTGGTCAACTTAACCTTCCGATTACCTTTCTTACCTACAGAATCGGGCGACTTACGCGACTGTCCCCCAACCACTTGCTCCTGTGTTGCCGGGGCAGGAGCAGCCCCGAACTTGTTAGGAAGTTCCGTCCGGAGACGTTTATCAACTTCTCTATAAAAATTATCGTCCGTCGGATCGTAACCTTCATTCTTCAGCGTTGCGTCAATCGCCAGTGCTGCGGCTGTGGCTACCTGATCCTGACCGAACCATGTATTACTCTCTGCCCATTCAACAGCTTTGGGGTCGTACGCCTGTTGCTGCTGGGCTACCTGTTGATTATTAGCCGTCTCGGCGTGTTTTACAAGTTCTTCAGAATATCTTTCAACATCCTGACGACCCTGTTTGACCAGAGAGATGTTCTGACGGGCGTCCATCATGGCTTCCTGCGCCGACAGCATGGCTTCTTTGTCGCCATCATCGTACGCCCGAAGATACTGCTGACGAGCCATCTCAGTTTTTTCCTGAAGCTGACGTTCCGTTACGTCATAGTTCTTCTTGAAGACTTCGGCGTTCTTCTGCTCTGTCTGTTGAAGTTTTTCTTCAAGGGCAGCGACCTGCATCTGTTGTGCAATGATCTGCTCTTCACGTTCCTTACGTTGTCGGACAAGCTGACGGATACGTTTCTGCGCCCCGTCTGTCTCAACACCATCTAGTTCCGGGGCAGTTTCTACCGGATCAGGATCGGGGGCGTCTTCGTCTACCTCGATAACTTCTTCAGTGTCTTTCTCAACTTCTAGTTTTTCTTCTTTGACAGGCTCTTCTTCAAGCTCGTACTCTACTTTGTCTTCGTCTGTTGATACTGCCGTAGTATCAACTTCGTTCCAATCATCATCAGCCATTGCTGTCTCCATAGGTTACGCTTATGAGGCGATATTAAACATCGGATCAACATCCGACGGGTCTTCAATTTTCATGATTACCTGATCATCATAGAGCAGGATAAAGTTTACGCCCTTGTACCGAAGTTTGTTCCCGGTCATCTTGCCGTAACAGACAAAATCTCCGACCTTACACCACGGTCCTTTTGAAAACTTTTCACTATCTTCGTATGCAAGATCGCCGACAGCAACAACACGACCTACTGTGGTCAGGTAGTTGATGTCATCTTGAAAACTGTCAGGGAGTAGTATCGAGCCTTTTGTCTTGCCCTGAACCTGAAGAGGTCTGATCAAGATACGGTAGCCCGGAATTACCGGGAGCGGGGACGGGTCCGCCACGTTATCGTCCTGTGCCCAGTCGGCATTACTGATGGCTCCTGCCATCTTTGGTTCCATTACCATTAGTCGTCATCTCCTTCCGCTGTACGTTTCTGGATTTGTGCGACCAAATCCTGACACCACTTCAATCCTGAGATGGTGCCAACGTATTGACGATAGGAAGAATAGTCTTCTGGTGCTCCCGATCCAAGGAGTTTCTCGTACTCAATAATCTGAGATTTTATTTGTTTTTTTATGTCTTCGTAATACATTGTTTCTCCGTTACGTGGGGAAGACGGGGTAAGGTTTATTTACCTTTTTTAATCTGATAAGCAGACTTGGGAGACTTACGAAGAACCTCAAGATCAGCACGAACACTGAAATCTGACTGAGGAATCTTGGCAGTGTTACCAAAGGTTTTAGAATTTAATTTAGATAGTTTACTCTTAGCCATGGTGGCCTCCTAGTTACAACGTGCTGCACCGTAACCGCGATAGGATTTACCTACCCGACCACCGGCTGCTTTTTTAACAACAACTTCTTCCCGTGCAGTTTTTAATTGTTCAGGAGTTGCAGTTTTAATCACCTTTTTAGCGTACTTGTCGTCTTTATCGCCGGGGGTGTTACGTATTCCTATGGCTTCGTTTACCTCTGCTTGACTAGCCATTACATTCTCCCATAAGTATTCATGATGTTGTCGCGGACAGCCCCGCCTCGGGCCAGACCGCCTGTAGGTCCGCCGGGATTTTGCATCTGCTGATATAGTTTTTCCTGAAGAGGATTTCGAGTAGGGGTTAGTGGGACTCGTTGCCTCATAGTTTGGCTGTCCCCCGGAGTCTTATTAGGAATGGGTTTAAGTTTGGACCTAATCATAGACTCCAGTCTTTTGACTCCGGCTGGTCCGGCGCTTAGAAATTTATTAACTACACTAGCACCGATACCAACTTGTGCTGCAAGTTTTGGAATAGCAGCGAAAGGGATAAACGTAGAGCCGATGGCAAGAGCCTGATATTCTCTGTCGCCTTCAGTTAGCCGTCCGCGTTTTTCTGTATATTCACGTCCGCTAGGACCGCCCATACGATCCATCATTTTGCCTTCTGCCTCTGCATCGCCGCTCATGAAAAGATCATAAGCATCTTCAGGACTCATTCCGGTCCGTGGAAATAATTCGTTGGCTATCTGCGATTTCATCATTCGCGTAAAGGCTTGGTTCTGTTCCTCCGACATTCCTTCAGGACGACGAGCAGAGGGACTTTGAGACATGTCGCGCATAGCCCCCATAAGTTTAGCCTGTCCGGGCCTGTATTCAGCCGTGGGTTCAATGTCGGACGCACGAAGCGGTGCCATCTGCCCGGCCATCAGACCGGCAAGACCCTGATCCGCTTCACGAATAAGTTTTTCAGCGTCTTCTGGATCAAAATCAGGACGGGGCAATGGCGGGGGAAGTTGTCCAGCATCGACAGGGATTTGTGGGGCAGATACTGGAAGTTCTTCAATTTCGACAGGTGTAAGCGGAGCAGTGTTTGGAGACGGCAATACTTCCATCATTCGCTCGGCTGCACGAGTATCGTCAACAATCATATCGTCAGGGACACCGTCCCCGGCATCATCCATATACTTGCGGATAATATCTGCAACGCCCCCACCTGTCAGGGGGTCTTGTCGCATCTGCTCATCAAGACTGCCAAACTGAATTGGATCATAAAGCGAACCGAGTTCTCGCTGGGCCTTATACATTTTATCTTCATCAGTAATGAGATCAGATATGCGTCCGTACATGTTTACGCCTTCTTTACCAGCGGCTGTCGCCCGATTTCCACCACTAGGAATTTGCGACAGCATCGCCATAATATCGTCTTGAATTGCCATAATTTATTCCTTCAGTCGTTGCATAAGATTTTGAAACTGTGCTTCATCTTTCGGGGAAAATTTCCGCTCAGAAAGTGTACTACGAGACTCAGATGTATCAAAACTAGCTGTATCGTTATTATTTCTGAACGAACCAAGAATGTTTGAGATCAAATTTCTAATTCCGTTTGGTTCTTCTGGTTCTTCTATGTTGTTAACAGGGGCACTCGCAACAAGATCAGATGCTAGTGGTGGCAGGTTCTCTTGATAGTATCTGTTTGTAGCCTCAAGCCGTCGATCCATATGTGGTTTTCCGGGTTTTTCCCATAGTTCAGACACTCTCCGGGATATCATTTCAGGATCATCAGAGTCCATTATCTTTCTAAGTTTTCTGACGTTTCCGTGTCCAGCTACATCTCTTCCGACAATAGACTCCATTTCTGCCGGGCTATAAATTGTGTCCCTAAAAAATTTAATCTGGTTGTCGGAAGTATCTCCCCGTCCCGTCTGGTCTAACCATATCTGGTATTCATCTAATTTACCCGTACCCGGCTCCATCTGGAAAAGTCCACGGCCCGGACCGTTGTTATCCTGACGTTTTCTACTGTCAAACGTACCTCCAGTTTCAACGTGAATATTTCCCATGATTCCGGCTACTGCTGCATCACCAAACCCGGCGGCACGTAACAATTTTTGTACTTCTTCCACCCGATCTGGCGGGGCAGGTTTTTGTCTTGGCACGGGTATTGATTCAGCCATCAGCGGCCTCTGACTTGGCAACATCAGCAAGGAGATCAAGCAGCATTTTACGACGATCTTCTTCACGATCAAGTTCGGCCTCCTCTTTGTCAGACATAATTTTAATACCATCCTTGAGGGCGACCATCCGTTGCTGGTCTTCCTTCAGGTCTAGCTGACGGTTCTTAGTTGCAATGTTGGCCGCATCCTTGATAGCGTCGAGTTGTAGTTTCTCCTCATCAAGACGGACACGCTCTCCCTGAAGTGCAACAAGCTGCTGTTCTGGTGTGCCACCGGAGACAATCTGCTGATTAGCCGTGGCAACACGAGCCGCTGCTTCTGCGATAATTGCGTCCTGCATTCCCTGCTGGACAGCCATCTGATACTGCTCTGGGGGGACAGTCTGGGCAACCACACCCTCGATCTGACAGTCTGGGCAACCACACCCTCGATCTGTGTCTTGTACCGGAGCATCATATGTTCCTGAATGTTGGCCTGAATAATCGGGACGAACTGTTTCAGGGCATCCGATGCACCCGATGTCGGGTCGGACAAGAAGTTTGTCTTGACCTGAATATGTGCCTCATGATCCTGACCGGGGAAGGCTGCGATAGGCATTCCCTTTGTGGCATTCATAATATCCGTGACAGGATCACCCGGCTGGGCTTCCTGCTTCTTCGGGATGACCTGATCAATGTTCGGGAAGTCTGCTGCCTCAAGAACCTGACGGATAAGTTCGGGGGTGTTGAATGTCCCCGGAGGTGTCTGTGCTGATAGCTGGAGGGCCAAACTAGACAGGGACAATCGGTGTGCCCGGCTCGGGATGTTCGGGTCCGAGACGGGGAGAACATCAACCCTGCCGTCAAAATCTTGGGCAAAGATTGTCATATCACCTTCAGGGGTGGCGTACGGGTAGCCGTTCACCGGGACAAAGGTTTCGTTAATCTGGGCCAGAATCTTGAACTGCTGACGCTGGGCATGGTGGAGACGCTTATGAACTGCTGTGAAGAACTTGGCCGATGCTTCGAGCAAGGCCATGGTTGTCCCGACAGGACCGTACGATGCTGCGTCTGAGACAACTTGATCTGTCTGGTCGGCAAACTTCTCGGCTGCGCCGGAGACAAACCCGAGTAGTTGGAAGAGTGTCTGGGACGGTTCTTTGTACGGGAGATTGACGATGGCCTTGTTCAGGTCCATCCCGAGTGCCTCAACTTCCTTGAACTCACCGGGGCTGATCGGGTCGTTATCACCGACAACACGGACACCCTTCGCCTTGAATCCTCCGGGGAGGTTGGCGAACTGTCCGGCATCGACAAGCGCCCTCATCGCAGAGGTGGCCGTCATGGTCAGGTTCCCGATCAGATGGATCAAGCCCAGACCGTAGAATCCGAAACCGGGGACATAACGATAGTGGGTGAAGTGAATCATTTTTTCTGAGAGAGGATCATCTTCACGATAGTTGCGCCGGAGCGACAGGACCGACCGTGACGATTCTTCTACGGTGATAATGTAAGGATAAGGTTGATCATCATCTTCGAGTTCCATGTAGCAGTGCTGCTCAAGGAGGGTGTACTCCGGGTCTTCAGACATGTTCCCGGCCAGACCCATGATCTCATCAATCTTGGATGAAATCTCATTGTCTGATCTGCCCTGCCCGTCAGGCTCGTCTGAGAGGTCTTCAATGTCTGCGTACATCCCGGCACGGATGTCTCTGCGGAGATCGACCGGGGACTTGTAGATGACGTGGGTGTACCGGTCTGCCCGGCGGAGATCAGTTGCTGAATAATTTACATAGAACTGATCAATCGGGATGTGTTCTGCTGTCGGACGGGCCAGACCTGCATCGTAATACATCTTGACGATTGCCGACCCGACGATGGGGAGATGGAAAAGCATCCGCTCCATCTCGTCGAAGTATTCGGGCATCATCTCGGTCAGTTCATAATTCATAAACTTTCGGACACGGTTCGACTGCTGGACAATCTGGGAGTCAGGATCACCGATTATCTGTGTCCGGACAGGACCATTAGATGGGAGAATTTCCTGAGACGCCTTCGACTGGAACTTGACTGCCGACTCAATAATAAGCGGGTGTGTTGCCGCACACGATCCTTGAAAGGCCGTCCCGGTCTCCTCAAACTTCAGGCCGAGAAGATCAAGACCACGGGTCAGTGTCTCGTCCCAGTCTGCCCTGCTGTCCTTGTCGGCATCAAATCCTTCGATGACTTTCTCAGCAACATCTGATAGTTCTTCATCGCCAAGATATTCGGCAAGGTTGGCAAAGTGTGGGATTTCAATTTCTGCAACAACTTCGTCTTGCATGGCCGACATAAAATCTATGTCTTCCGGGGACAGGCTCATCCCTTCGATGTCGATGTCATCCATCTCCATCTCGAACTCAGGGCCTTCTTCCATTTCGACTTCAAGACCCGTGGGAAGCATCGGGCCATAGTTTTCAACGAGTGACATTAGATTGCCTTCGGTTCGTAATTGTTAGGTCGTTCGACGACAGAGCCGCCACGACTTTTTTTCTGGACGGGGAATTCGCTAATCCGGGAAATTGGAATATCTTGTCTAGTTACTCCATAGACTTCGTCAAGAGACTGTTTTGAATACCAACCATCATCAGGATCATATTTAATTTTTATAACTACATCATCCGGTGCGTTTTTATATCGCATATCCGGGGAGGAGGAGGCGTGTGTTCGTTCATAGAAACTGCTCGGGGTAAACTTACCACTTTCTTGGGCTTTGTCAAATTCTTTTCGGGAGACAACTCGGTAGAGAGCTTCCGGGGTTTCTCCGTCAGATGTGAGAAGAGAAGGATGTGTGGTGTCTCCTATGTTTATAGGTGGTCCTTCACGAAATTTAGAGCCGCCACGGCTGTAGTTTACTGGTTTAGCTGAGTCTACAGAAATAATCTCTGATCCAAAGTGAACACCACTTCCAGAACTGCCCATGGGACTTTCCGGGTTTCCTATTTCTACTGGGTAGAGACCTACTTCAGGCCGTGTTGTGACTGGTACTGAGGCAAGACTTTCTCCTGCGCGGCGTGGTCCGAAGTCTTCTAGGAGATTAAGAGACATCTCTGTAATGTTTCCGTCGTTATCAAAAACAGGATCAAGACGTGTTGCCATGTCAGTATTTTGGAATATCCCACCAACACTATTGATCGAATCTTTGTCTGCAAATACCGTCTTATTTGATCGTGGCTGTAGTCCTGTTGACGTATCTCTATGTCTGGCACCGCTCCGATTTCGCTGTGTTGTTCCATCATTATACTGTTCGTACGTAGAACCGCGTCCGGTAGTAAACTTACTCACAACAGGACTGCCCTTTTGCGTGGCCCCGGCAATTTTTTTAATTGTAGCTGCCCCGAGTCCGGGGACAATCATTGACAGACCCGACAAACCTGCCCCAAGATAATTACGATCACCAATATCTTTGGCGAAGTGGGCAGCGTCTAGTCCTTCCCCGACACCCGGAAGCAAGGACATAAGCATCTCGGCCTGTTGACTGCCGGTGGCTGGTTGGTAGTCTTCGTTGTACAGACGAGCCGACGCTAACGACGGGCCACGACGCCGGTCAGGAGATTGGAACTCCCGACCATAATTTTCGACAAGTGCATTCAGTTCTCTGATATCGTCAGCCACCCTTCGCCTCCAGCAGTGACAGGCGGACCTGTAGATCGTGAATGGTGTGCATCAGGTTTTCCCTGAGTTGTTGACGGGCAATGGCGTTACCCGGTGATGGGACAATCTGTCCGTCGGGGGTGACCAGCTGCATCATCCGTGATTCTACCTGATAGAGACGGTTTTCCAACTCATTTAACGACATCAGCAGATAGCCGACCGCTGCGAAGAGGAGCGGTGCT